TGCAGCGAGGAGACGTGATATGTCCCTTGATCTTGCCGGTGGCCTGGGTGCCAAGCGCGGTGGGGCTGGCGTTATTTTTGAACTCAACCGGCAGGACGAACGCCGGTTATTGCGAACGCTCGACACTATCGAAAACAAGGTCCGCAAACGGATTCTCGGCAAGGCGGTTAGGGCAGCGGCAAAGCCAATATTAAAGCAGGCGAGAACAAACGCACCGAGACGAACGACCGTTCTCAAGCGGGCGTTGATCACCAAGGTTAAGCGGTACAAAAACGGCAACGTCGTCGCCGCCATCGGGCCGGAATACCGCAAGGACCGCAAGACCGGGAAGCGCACATTCCGGATGCTCAAGGCGACGAAGTCACGCGGGGCTTTGAAAGTAGATGCCTTCTACGCCCACATGGTGGAAAAGGGAACAGCACCGCACGAATACAACGGCCCTGTCTTGATTAACGGTCAAGTCGTCTGGATCAAGACACACCCCGGCACGCGGGCGACGCACTTTCTAAAGCGGTCGATGCAGGGGCAACGGCAACAGGCAAAGCGGGCGTTTGTTGCGAAGGCGTGGGCCGAGATCAACGCGGAAGCGAAAAAGGCAAGAGTAAAACTATGACCATCGGCGAAGACCTGATAGAACATCTCAACGACGACGGCGACGTCGTTGCCCTGGTCAGCGACCGCATCAGCCAGGGGGCGGTGAACGAGGACGACACGCACCCCCGCATCTGGCTCGGCCGCGCGTCGCGAAACCACGACCTTGACTGCGGCGGCGTCGGCGGGATCATCGAGGACAATTTTGACCTCGAGATCGTCGCCGAGCACGACGCCGACACGGACGGGATCGAGCAGGCCCTGGAGATCGCCGAGGCGGTACGGGACAGCCTGCACGGGTTCACTGGCGAGATGGGCGTGACGACCGTTCTCGGCTGCTTCGTTGACGACCAGTCCGACGATTACCTCTACAAATCAATCGACAGCCCAGACGGGCTTTACATGAGCGCGCTGAACGTGCGTATTCTTCACAGCACATAAGGAATAAACCATGCCTGGAAAGAAAATCGGTCTTGACAGTGAACTTCTGATCAAGGCGACAACCCCCGCCGACACTGTCGTCGGCGGTCTGCTTTCACTCGACGGCCCGAATTTCTCGCAGGCCAAGGTCGACGTGACGGAAATCAAGACGGGCGGCACAGCCCAATTCAACGAGTATATCGGCGGTTACATCGACGGCGGCGACGTCACGGTGGAACTGGCTTTTTACAGCACCGACGACAGCGGGCAGGAACTCCTTAAGACTGGGCTGGCCGCCTCTACCTGTTACGCGTTCCGGCTTTACCGTGGCTCGACCGTCGACGACGCCTATGACTTCAAGGCGGTCATTACTGAACTCGGCAGCGCGATTCCCGGCAAGGATGAAATGCTGACAAGGTCGGTGACGCTGTCACTGTCAGGCGTACCGGACAGCTCGATCGGTTAAACACGAAAGGACGTAAGGCATGACTACACTGGACGCACTATGTAAACAGGCTGTTAAGATCAGCAGCGTCAAGCTCGGCGACGATACGGCCCACGTTCGCCCGATCTCCGGCACCGCACGCGCCGAAGTCGAGCAGCTCTGGGCGAAGACGACCGACGGCGACATGTCAAAACTCGACATGATCGCGTTCCGCCGGATCGTCATCGGCTCGGCACTGTGCGACCTGCACGGCGAACCGCTCTGCAAGTCCGACGCCGACCTCGACCGTGTCATGGCACTGCCGTGGCAGACGGTCAACGCCATCTTCGACGCGGCCATCGAGGCCAGTGGCATGGCCGACGAATCGGTCGAGGACGCGGAAAAAAACTCCGAAGCAGCGGGGTCGACCGATTCCGCCGCAGGCTCTGTTTAGCACTCGGTATCCCGACTGTTGCACAGCTTAACGCCGTCATCGACTCCCGCGAACTGACAGAGTGGGTCGCGTACTACAACGTCGAACCGTTCGGCCAGGATCGGCTCGAGGTCATGCTGGCACAGTTGACCTGTGTCGTCGCCAACGCCAACCGGGGCAAGAACTCGCGGGCGTTCAAGCTCACCGACTTCCTGCCGGGCTACGAACAGCCGGATCAGGATTTCGACACCATCGTCACTAAGTTAAAAGAGGCCAGTCGTGGCAACCAACGTCGGTAAACTGAATGTTCTGATCACGGCATCTGCCAAGGGGTTTATCCGCGGCATGGATCAGGCCGCGAAGAGGACAAAAATCTTCGGCTCTGGTTTGAAGTCCAACAGGATGGCGATGATGGCGTGGGGCGCAGGGATCGCCGCGGGCGTGTCGGCCGTGGCGGCACTATCCAAGGGTTTGTCGATGGTGGTCGGGCAGATGGAACGGCTGGACCACCTCGCGAAGACGTCGAACAAGCTCGGCTTCAGCGTCGAAGAACTGCAAAAACTTCGATACGCCGGAGAGCGCACGGGCGTGGCAACGCGCACCCTCGACATGGCGATGCAGCGATTCACCCGGCGGATGGCGGAAGCCGCCAACGGCATGGGCGAAGCGCGCGGGGCATTGAAGGAACTTGGGATCGACGCGGCCCGGTTCCAGGGGCTGGGGGTCGAAGACCAGATGAAGGAACTGGCCGACGCCTTCGCCAAGCAGACGCACCAGTCCGATCGGTTGCGGCTGGCCTTCAAGCTGTTCGACAGCGAAGGCGCGGTCATGGTCAACATGCTGCGAGAGGGTTCCGGCGCGCTGGAAGAATATTTCCGCCGCGCGGAAAAACTGGGACTGGCGACCGGCGACCACGCGAAAAAGGCGGAAGAGTACAAGGACGCCGTTCTCGATCTCACGGCAACCTGGAACCATTTCAAGGTTGAACTGGCGACCCAGGTCGCGCCCACCCTGATCGAATTGACAAAAAACCTTACTGATTTTCTTGAACAGGCGAAAAACAACGGTGCGATTGAATCGCTCGCCGACTCCTTTTCCGCGCTGGCTGAATCCGCACGACAGGCGGCAGACGCCATCGGCCCGGTGGCCAGTGCCGGCAAGGATTTCATGGACTCCAAGTGGGGCTGGTTGATGCCCGGTGCCAAGCTCGCCGGCAACTGGGTCAAGGCCAACAAGGACAACGCGAAGAAAAAACGCGAACTCGACGAGGCATTCGCGCAGGCAGAGAAAAACAGGATCAAGCGGATCGAGGCCGACAAAAACGCGGCGGGATTCGCCGCCAGCATGGGCGGCCCCGGCCCCGCGCCCACGCGCCACACGCCGGGCGTCGGCACGGGGGGGTGGATCGGCGCACACCTCGGCAGCCTTGCCAGGACAGTATCGGGGCTGGCGGCCAGCGCAGCAAAGGCACTCACCCCCGTCGCCAAGCTCAACCGCGATTTCTCCAACCCCGCCGCACTCGCACGTGGGACAGCCGCCGCGATCTCCAAGTCTCTCGAACTTCGCCAGCAGCACCGCAACCGGCAGAACGACCCGACCATCCAGGCCATCGAGAAGCAGAAGCGCGAACAGGTCGACGCCATGAACGAGATCCGTGACGCCGTCCGGGAATACGCCCCCATCATCGTGGGAATCTGATATGCAAGTAAAAGAAAATCCAAACAGCCCGCAGTACGACGATTCGCAACCGCTCGGCAGCCCGCCGACGCGAACTTACACACGCACCTTCCGCGTGATCGCCGACAACGCGACCGACGCGCCACAGGCTGTGGTCGACGCGGTCGGTGTCAACAAAGGCGACACATACGAATACGGAACCGAGACGGACCTCGGCGCGCGATGCACCAGCCGACGCGCCCGCCGTGACAGCGACAGCCCGCTGGTGTGGCACGTTACGATTATCTACAAAGCCGAGACACAAGGCGGCGGTGGCGACAATAAAGAGGAAGACTATGAGTGGACCGACGATTCATTCGTGGTCGACCAGCAGGTGCAATGGACATCGGAGTTAGTGCAGGAACCAGCCAAGAAAGACAAGAACGGCAACGCGGTGAAGAATGCGGCCAAGGACGAGTTCGACCCGCCGATCCTCTTTGACAAGGCCCGCCTGCGGCTGACCATCTCACGCAATGAACCGCGGTTCGGCGAGGGCAAGTTTACAGACACCAAGGCGGCCACGTATGTCGCGAGGACCAACGACGCCAATTTCTGGGGGCACGCCGCGGGTAAGGTGCTTTGCGTCGGTATCACTTCCTCGCAAACCAAGGTGATGAACAACGACGCATGGCGGGTGACATACCAGTTTATCGTGAACGATGACGGGTTCGCCCTCGAGCCGCTCGAATACGGGCCGAACTGCCTCGACGCCAATGGCAACAAGAAGCGGTGCCAGGACGAGTACGGGCACCCGATCAGCGACCGGCTGGCCGCCAACGGGACGCAGCTCGGCCCGGATGCCGCGCTGGTGGCCGCCGCCGATGTCTTTGGCGGGCCGTTCACCATGCACGACACGGCGGATTTCGCGGCACTCGGTTTTGACGACGAGCAGGGCGGCGTCGGCATTGACATTTAATACAAGGAGCCTCAGATGGCAAACGAAATAACGGTCACGGTTTCCGGTAAACTGGTCAACGGTGAACTGAACGACACGTTCAAAACAAAAAAAATGCAGATTGACCAGACGTCACAGTTGAAGTACGACGAGATCGCCAACGCGTCGACGCTTTGGGGCTACCAGGAACTGGGGGCTGCGATAACCCCCGGCGTGGCATTTGTTGAAAACCTGTCGACGGCATGCCAGGCGCAGATTGGCCTTTCTGATGGAGCCGGTGGTTTTGCGCCTTTTCTCGGGCTCAAGCCGCAGGAATCATTTGTATTCCGGCTCAATAGCACGATGGCGGCGTCCACGGATCTCGGCTTCCGCGCGTCCACTAACAGCGGATCGGCATTAATCCGGTTTAACTTCTGGAGCGACTAGTGCCCGAAAAAGGCTACCAGTTCAACAAGGCGAGCGTTGACCGGATCGGCAACGCCGTGCGCAAGGTCGAGGGGATGCCGCGCGAACCGACGCGGGGCAGCCCGCCGGACCGCGCGCCGGTCCCGGTTGCCATCATCAAGCTCGACGCACAGGTCGGCCCGTCCACATCCACCGACCTGGCCAATGGGACGGGCGTGCTGTGCTACATGAACAGCGCGGGCGACATTACCGAATCGACACAGGCGGTGACGGCGTACAATCTCGCCAAGGCGGCGGCCAC